AATATCCAGCAATAGCACTATCAATAGAATAATCATCATTAGTATAAACATTTGTTCTTGAAATAAAATGTTTTACGAAAGTAGAACTGCTAGGCGAAAAAACTTGTAAAGTTCCAGAAATAGATTGGTCATTATCATTACCAACATTCCTAGATAAATGTTGAAAACTTGTGCTTTGTGCTAAATCGCTTGATGTATCATAAGATAAAGCTGTTGTACCACCTGATTCATCATGTAGTGATTTAAAAAATGTAGATGTAATTGAAATTGCACAAAAAGTTTGTTCTCAGATTTATTCGGGGATTGATACATATAAATTAGATGAGTTGGCATCTGAAATATGTATATCGAATGTAACAAAACATTATGAATTTGGATATTTAGCATCAAGAATAGTTATATCGAATAATCATAAACTAACATCTCCATCTTTTTCTGAAACGATTACAACATTATATAATTATGGGTGGATTTATTAGAAAAGTATTTGGTATACCAAAACAACAACCTCAGTTTATTGAGCCAGTAGTGGAAGATGTAAAAAAAGAACTTCCTCCAGTGGATGATAAACAAAGAGAAGAAGAAGTTACCGACGAATTAGAGAAAGTAGAAAAAAAACGTAAAGGTAGACGTTCTACAATCTTAAATACCAATCAAGGTCTATTAGACATAGACGAAGAAAACATAGATACAAAAAACTTATTAGGAGGAAATTAATATGGGTGGATTTGGTGGAGGAAATTCAACTGGAGGCGGCGGCGGTGTCGGTCCAGCTGGAAGAAAATCAGATGGTTCTTATGGAACTGCAAGAGATGCAAGTAGAGCATCAAATAGAAACGAAGGAAGAAAAGCTGTAAACACAGCTGTAAACTTTGTTAAAAGAGGTGGTATTACTGGCGCTGTTGTAAGAGGTATAAGTAGCGCTGTTAAGAATAGAAATAAAACAGCATCAAAAACTAGATTTGGTTACAGTAAACCAAAAACTAAAACTGTAACGAGTAATACTACTAGAGGAGATAATGATGGTAGTAATAGAGTAACAGCTGCGAAAAAAGCTCAAGGAATTGAACTTGCAAAGAAAATAGAAAAACAAACTATTTCAGACAATCAGTTAGTTAAAAGAACTCAAGCTGAAGCAAAAGGTCAGGCTCCTAAAGGACCAACAGCTGTTGAGATGGCTCAGAATGAAGAAGATGCTGAGGCTAAAAGATTATTAAGAATAAAAAGAAAAGGTAGAAAAACAACTATCTTAAATGTTCCTAAAGAAGAACTAACTTTATCTACGAAACAATTACTAGGCTAACATGCAAGACGAAAAATTCAGAAAGTTCTCTAAAGAACTTAAAGATAATATGTCTAGGCTCCAGACTAAAAGACAAGTTTGGGAAAGCCATTGGCAAGAAGTTGCTGATTATATGTTGCCAAGAAAATCAGATGTAAATACTGAAAGATCTCGTGGAGACAAACGTAATATAAAAATCTACGACGCTACTGCAGTACATAGTTTAGAGCTGTTAGCATCCAGTCTTCACGGTATGCTTACTTCAGCTGCTCAAAGATGGTTTCAGCTTAGATATAAAGAGGCACTTTTAAACGAAAGTGATGAAGCGAAAGAATGGCTCGAAGACGCTATGGATAAGATGTATATAGCAATTTCGAGATCGAATTTCCAAACAGAGATTTTTGAAAATTATCACGATCTTATAGCCTTTGGTACTTCTTGTTTATTTATAGAAGAAGATAAAGACGATATAGTTAGATTTTCAGCAAGACATATTAAAGAGATTTATATTACAGAAAACGAAAAAGGTTTCGTTGATACTATTTATAGAAAATTTAAATTAACTGCAAAAGCTGCTTTAGAAAAATTTGGTAAAGAAAATGTAAGCAGAGACTTAGCTGTTAAATTTACAAAAGCTCCGTTTGATGATGTGGAGATAGTTCACGTTGTTAGACCTAGATCAGTATTTGATCCAAATAAATTGGACAAACAAAATATGCCGTTTCAATCCGTTTACATGGAATATGAAACTGGACACATAATTTCCATTGGTGGGTTTCGAGAATTTCCTTATGTCGTTCCAAGATACTTAAAAGCATCTAACGAAATCTATGGCAGATCGCCAGGAATGAACTCGCTACCAGACGTAAAAGTTTTAAACACTATGGTAAAAGTATCATTAAAGGCTGCGCAAAAACAAGTGGATCCACCTTTATTGGTACCAGATGATGCAATGATCTTACCAGTAAGAACTGCTCCAGGATCGCTAAATTATTATAGATCAGGAAGTAGAGATCGGATTGAATCTTTAAACATTGGAGCTAACAATCCGCTCGGACTTAATATGGAAGATCAGAGACGAAGATCTATCTCACGTACATTTCATGTCGACCAGCTGTTAATTCAAGAAAATAGAACAATGACAGCGACTGAAGTAATGCAACGTAATCAAGAGAAGATGAAGATCTTAGGACCAGTGATTGGAAGATTACAACAAGAATTATTACAACCTCTTATTATTAGAGTGTTTAATATCATGTTAAGAAATAAACAATTCTTACCAGCTCCAGAAATTTTAGTTAATCAAGAAGTAGATATTGAATATGTATCTCCAGTTGCTGTTGCGCAAAAAGGATCTCAACTTGAAAGTATTATGAGAGGATTAGAAATTTTTGGTTCAGTTGCTCAGATAGCACCAGTAACAGATTACATTGATGAAAATGGATTGGTAAAACAAATTATAAATATTCTAGGCTTGCCAGCTAAGATGATTAAATCAGATAAGCAAGTGCAAGAACTGAGAGCTGTCCGTCAAGAACAACAAGCAGCTCAAGCTCAGATGCAACAAGAGATGATGCAAAGTGAGCAAGCTAGAAATGCTGCGCCTCTAGTACAAGCACTAAATGGCAAACAACAACAATAAATTAAAAGACTTAATTAAATTTTATAAAATAGTCTTTGGATCTGATGAAGGCAAATCTGTCATCTCAGATTTAGAAAAACGATGTCACTATGACGTATCTACGTTTAGTAAAGACAGCACAACTGAAACCGCATTTATGGAAGGTCAACGATCTGTTCTTCTTTTCATAAAAGCGATGATCTTAAAAAAGGAGTAATCTATGGATCAGACAACTGCAAATACGCAATCTGATACACTGGCAGTAGCTGACGTATCAGATCAATCGCAACCTCAAGAACAAAGTTTTGATTTTCAAAATTTAATTCCTGAGGAATATAAAGAAGAGAAATCTTTACAGAATTTTTCAAATATGGATGATTTTGTAAAGTCGTATCTACACTCTCAAAAATTAGTGGGTGCAGATAAAATACCAGTACCTAATAAATTAGCAACCGACGATGATTGGAATACTGTTTATGAGAGACTAGGAAGACCAGAAAGTCCTGAAGGATATAGTTATGAACTTCCTGAAGAGAGTAAAATTGACGATACAACTCTAAAAGCATTTTCTGCTGAAGCTCATAAGTTAGGTTTATTGCCTAAACAAGCTCAAGGTATTATGAATTATTATAATAGTCTTGCTGAGCAATCAGATAAATCTTTAGAATTTAGAGATGAGACTGCTAGAGCTGAAGCTGAGATTGAACTACGTAAAGAGTATGGTCCAGCTTATGATTTAAAAGTTACTCAAGCTAGAAATCTTGCAACAAATACTTTAGGTGCAGACTTTCTTCGTAATACAATTTTACAAGATGGATCTAGTTTAGGAAACAATCCTCAAGTAGTTAGAGCGTTTGCTGATCTTGCATCAAAATTGTCGGAAGATAGTATGGTTCAAGGTGAGGTAGCTTCAGCAATGACTGTTAAAGAAATTGATGGTGAGATCGACACATTAACTCAACCTGGTTCAGCCTATTGGGATAAAACTCATATCAATCATAAAAAAGCTGTTGATGAAGTTCAAAGACTTTATGAGTTAAAAAACAATGGCTAGTGAAAAGTTTGAACCACAAGGTGATCTTACAGACGTTGAAGTTAGACTTGAATGTTTAAGATTAGCAACTGAGTTTAGTCCAGAAAACGATCGTAGAGATCCATTACCTATTGCAGAAAATTATTTTGAATGGGTAAATAAAAAAAATTCTAAGCGACAATCCAAAAGGACCGCTTCGAGTAAAGTCTAATTGGAGACTATAAATCTAAAGACGAGATCCGAGAAATTGGAAAATCAAATCGATCAATCAATAATAACCAATAATAGGAGGACATAAAAATGTCTAATACTATAACGGAAGCCTTTGTACAGCAGTATTCTGCAAACGTACAAATGCTTTCACAACAAAAAGGTTCTCTGCTTAGAGGTGTTGTTGATGTTGAGAGTGTGGTAGGCAAGCATGCTTACTTTGAAAGAATTGGAGCTGTTTCTGCACAGAAAAGAGTTTCACGTCATTCAGACACACCTCAAATCGATAAAATTATTATGTCGATTAAAAATTCGGTGAATTGCTGGAAAATCTTTTTTAAGACAATCAGCAGCCAAGCTATATAATTTAAAAGGTATATAGAAGGTTCAGAGACTAGAGATTGAGGAAACAATAATATCTCCAAGAGTGCCGAACACTTATTAAGTGATGATATAGTCCGAGCTGCATAGTGATATGTAGAAGTAGTAATTAAAAAAACTACGATAACAAAACTGACACCACATAGCAGAAGAAGAGTATCAATGGCTGACTACGAATGGGCTGATCTAATAGACAACCAAGATCGTGTGAGAACATTGATAGATCCTACATCTAACTATGCACTAGCTGCCGCTTATGCCATGGGAAGATCGATGGATGACGAGATAATCGCAGCTGTTGCTGGAAACGCATTTG